GTGACATCACCGCCAAGGGGAACGTACTGAGCCTCTCAGACGACCGCCTGAAGGACGTACAGCGCCCCGTGATGGACGCATTGGATAAGGTCAAGATGCTCGACTGCTTCCACTATCTGCCCAACGCCAAGGGTGTCAACCACGGCATGAAGAACGAGCCGCAGGTGGGCGTATCCGCGCAGCAGGTCAAGGCCGTGATGCCAGAGTGCGTATCCACCGAGGGCGACTACCTGCGCGTCGATTACCCCAAGCTGACGGTCCTGTTGTTGGCCGCCGTGAAGGAACTTGCGAATGCTCGCTAATGTCCGAGACATAGGCAGCGTCGGTGTTGTATCTGACGTAGCCGCATGGGACTTACCGCCCAACGCCCTCACCGATGGGCGTAACTTTCGCGTGGTCGCCGGAAAGGTTGCCGCGTCGGGTGGGTCGAAGCTGCTAAGCACAGACGGATCTGCCGCCGGCGAGATAGGCCACATCGAGCAGTCCACCGACTTCGAGGGGACCAGCGCGTGGCTTGTGTGCCACGACAGCGGCATCGACAGCTACGAGGACAACGCATTCACCAACCTGTACGACTCCGGCTCGGTTGCCCCTTCTGGGTGGACTAGCTGCCAGATCGGTCAGGTGACCTTCTTCAACAACCCTGCAATCGGCCCAATCTACTTTACAGACTGGGCCGGAACCGACCCCGTGACCGAGCTTAACTGGTCGCCCGCAGAGACATGGAGCGAGGCGGGAATGTCCTGCCGAATCCTCCAGTCGCACAAGAACTTCCTGTTCGCTATGGGATGCACCGAGCCAGACCCCGACACTGGAGTCCTGACCTACTACGAGGACCGTGTCCGCTGGAGCCACCCCTGTGAGCCCAACGGCATACCCTATACGTGGCAGGGCCCGGACGAAGATCCGTCGAGCCTCGCCGGTTACGTGACGCTTGGCCGTGGTGGCGCGATTGTCGGTGCAGAGAGCCTGCGAGACAGCTTCGTGATCTACAGCCGAAGCGCCTTGTCAGTTTTGGACTATACAGGGGATGCACTCGTTTGGCGCAGGCGCACCCTTAGCCAGAACGCTGGGCTTATTGGGCGTAACGCGCTGGTGGAGGTGAAGGGTAAGCACTACTACATCTCTACGGAGGACATCATCGTCTTCGACGGGAACCAAGCGCAGTCACTTCTGCACAACCGTCTCCGCAAGCGATTCGCCAGCACCCTGAACGAGGACGCTCGAAGCACTGCCTTTGCCACGCACCACAAGACCATGCAGGAGATATGGTTCTGTGTCGCAGAGGCCGGTTACGACAAGCCCAACATGGCATACGTGTACAACTACCTCGATAACACTTGGTCGCTGCGTGACCTGTCAACCGAGAGGGTCTTCGCCCACGCGCTCTACGGTAACCAGCCGACTGACGTCCTCTCTTGGGAGCAGTGGGAAGGCGTATGGGAGGGCGAGCGTACCACATGGGCATCCGCCAACAGGCAGCCATTCGACGGCGCACTGATCGGCGCCTCTGGTAACAACGTCTACAACATCGACACACAGAACCCAGAGGAGGAGGGCCTGACCACGTTCATCGAGCGCGAGTCCATGCCCATCGTCGGCCACGAGGACACCACCACCATCACGCGAGTTTACCCACAGGTGGAGGGCAACACTGCCGTCACCATATCCTTGGGCTCGCAGCAGTACGCCGGAGGTGGCTCCACTTGGAAGAAGTCCGTGGACTTCGACCCGCAGACTGACCGCAAGATTGATATCAGGACTACAGGTGAGCTTCACTCGTACCGGATGGAGGGGCCAGCAAACGGCAACTTCAATATCACCGGCTTCGATGTCGAGTTTCAGCCGGCGGGTGGCCGATGACATATAGAGCGGAGCCCGTACCGGATACTGTAGACGAGCAGCTGGCGGAGTTCTTGGATCGCCAGTTCTTTGGAATTGATTCACACCTGTCGCGCTTCATCGCGCCAGTGATCGGCCAGATGCCTCTGCGCCGAGAGATAGGTGCCATAGTTTATGTCCGTGAGAAGGGATTCTACGGATGCGTCGAGGATCAAGGAGAGATCGTATGGAAGAAGCTAAACCTGACGTAGTACAGCCGCAATTAGCCAACATCCGTGAGGAGTGGCACTGGGTCAAGCCGGGGATCAAGGAGATCCTGCACCTAGACCCCAACCTGACATTCAGGCCAGAGGACGTATACGCAAGCTGCGTCAACGGCGAGAGCCAACTCTGGGTTCACCCCGACTTCTTTAACGTCGCGACCATCGAGGTCGATCAGTTCACGGGCAGCAGGACTTTCCTTCTGTGGCTGTCGTGGGCAAAGGAGCGGGGCGGTGCAAACGCAGTGACGTTTGCCAGATTCTACGAGGACGTAGCTCGGCAGTTTAACTGCCAACGAATTGAGACACGCTCGGCCCAGATGCCTGCTGTGCAGTACGCAGTAGACAAGGTGGGCTGGGAGATTAGAGAAATCATTTTTGGAAAAGACCTAGAGGGTTAAACAATGGGCGGGAAAAGTAAGCAAACCTCCAACAGCTCGCAGAGCAGTCAGGGGGTCAGCTCCGGCGTCAACATGAACTATGGGATGAACCAGTCTGGTCAGGCGGCGTCATCTCAGGGCACATCGACTAACAGCAGCAGCCAAGGCGTATGGGATGGGCAGCAGGACGCCCTTGCCAACGTCTATGACTCCGCCGGCAACCAGTACGGTCAGGCCATCGACCAGATCAACGGTATGCAGCCGCAGGTGCAGGGTCAGGTATCCGGCGCCCTCGATCAGGCTCAGGGCGGCTACGGCAACCAGCTCGGCGGCGGTTTTGCGTCTGGCTTGCAGGGTCAGGTTGGGCCTAACGCCTACACCGACGCACTGGCCGGCGACATGATGAGTGACGCGGCAAAGATCAAACAGCAGAACCTCGGCGGTCTCGACGCGAGAGCAGCCGCAGCAGGGATGTCAGGATCATCTGGTTACCACAACAGCGTAAACCAGATGGCTGACAACGTAGACCAGAATACTATGCAGGGCCTGAACCAGCTGCGCTTCAACTCGCAGAATCAGGGCGTCCAAAACCAGATGAACCTAGCCGGGATGCAAGACCGAAACCAGCAGGCGGGTCTGGGCAACATGCAGAACATGCAGCAGGGCGCCATGAACCAGTTCAATCCAGCAATGGCCGGCCTGAACGCCACCGGGCAGTACGGGCAGATCATTGGCGGGCCCACGGTGCTCGGGTCGTCCTCGGGCAGCAGCCAGAACTCAAGCAACTCAAACGGCTTCAGCAATGGTATGCAGGCCGGCATGGGTATGCAGGGGTCCACGAACACCAGTTCTGGGACATCAACAGGATCAGGCAGCAGCTGGAACGTACAACCACCCAGCTTTAGCTTCACGGGATAAGGGGATAAATCATGGGCGGAAGAAGCAAGAGCAGTTCAAGCAGCACATCTGGATCGACGGCGAACTCGGGGCAGCTGATGAAGGAGGCTGGCAAGGCCCAGCAGAACCTTCAGGGGGCGCTGCTACAGACGGCGTTCCCCGCGTTCGGCGAGATGCTGAAGGGCGGAATGGAGGCCATGAACAGCAACCCAGCTATGAAGCTGTTTGGCTCTGCAATGGGCCTGCCGATCCAGATGGAGACGCCGGAGTTCATGCAGGGCTTCATCGACAAGTACAGGCCACAGCCTGAGCAGCCGCAGCAGCCGGCGCAGCAGTTCAACATCAACGACCACATGCGTCAGCAGATGAACCCGAATCAGAACATGAACCCCTACGGCGTTAACCCGAACATGAACTATGGCGGGCAGTACGGACAGGGCAACCAAGGGCAATACTAATGAGCTTATTTGATGCAGACGAAGAGATTCGTCGCCAGCGGGAGATGCTAGCGGCGTCAGCTGAAGTCAGCGGGCAAATGATCGACGATGCGCCCAACGTGGCGGTTGCTGAGTCCCTGCTACCCGTGCCCCTGAGCCCCATCGAGAAGATGATGGAGCGAGACGGCAAGGGTAAGACATTCGGCAAGATGCTTCTGGGCGGCATGACCGGCCTGACGCCATTCCTGATGCCCGAGCTGATCGGTGGCAACGCACGATACAAGGCCGAGCTGGACGTCTACAACGACGCCCGTAAGCGACAGCTTACGTCGCAGCAAGCAAGCCCATTCAGGGGCCAGCTGCAGAACGACAGCAAGGAAGACGACCTAGAGGCGCTGGAGAAGCTCGCGGAGCTGTATCCAGACATCTACGGCCCAGTGCTGTCTGCGATGCTGAAGAAGCAATACGCCCCAGTGGACGAGACCATGTTTGCGCCTGAGTACCAGCAAGACCCGGAGACCGGCGATTGGCAGATGGTCCAGACGGGCAATCAGGGCACGACAACTAGGACCAGCATGGGCGATGGTTTTATACCCGCCAGCCAGAAGCCCGGACCCGAGTACGTTGACAAGGCTATCGACGTAGCAGATCAGGCATACCGAAGCCACTCAGGAAACGCCAACGAGGCTCTGGGCATCATTGAGCAGATGGACTCGATAGGTAAGGAAAACTGGGGCGCCGTGGGTATACGTGGAGAGGCATCCGAGTTCTACAAGGCCGTAACAGGTACTGAGGACTTCGTCTCAACCGTCCGCAAGAACTATCAGGACGTAAAGGTCAGGAACGCTATCAGCAACCTGCCTCCGGGCGTTGCATCTGACAAGGACATCGAGCTTGCGCTGTCGCCTTGGCCCGAGAGCACCTCAGACTTCGACTTTATCAAGAGGAAGCTGGAGGCCATTGCCAGACTGGAAGAGGGAAGAGCCGCATACTCTCGGTTTGAGTCTCAGTGGATTGCGACTAACGGTAGGCGCAACGGCCTGCAGGATGCGTGGTCCAAGACAGAGACGGCGCAGAGGGTTAAGGCCACCAACACTCCCAGCAGGACTTGGGAGTTTGCTGACGAGGAGACGTCATAGGTATGGATACTAGAAAAGTCAGGCTGGAGAACGGGAGACTTATCTCGGTCCCTGCGGACGCGACCCCCGAGCAAATCGACCTCATGGTCGAGGAGGCAGAGGCCGCCATCTATGCAGAGGAGCGTGCCGCTAGACCTCCCAGACCTATGGACCAGCGAGTCGGGTCGGCTGACGAGCGAGAGCAGTTCGACAGGATCAGGCCGGGGCTAGTAGACGACTTCGTCGGAGAGAGCGTGGGCCGATCCTTTGATGCCGGCGTCATGGGCATGGGCGAGCAGATCCGCAGCTTCCAGCGCGGCATCAGTAACCTCAACCCGTGGCAGACCGATGAGGAAGGGATAGAGCTTGACCGTCAGGCGGCGGCCGCAGAGCAGTTCGCAGAGGACAGCTATGGCACGAGCAACCCATTCGCTACCGGCGTGGGTGAGTTTGGTGCAGCGGCCCCGACCTTGGCGGCCCCCGGCCGCATACCTGCTCAGATGTTATGGGCAGGCATTGAGGCTGGCATCGACCACAGCTCCAACGATAACGCGCTTGCTGACGCGGGCGTGGCAGCGACCACGGCAGGAATATTCGGCAAGGCGTTTGACCTTGTCGGGCGTGTGTTCTCCAACGGTGGCGGGGCGGCAATAGACGCCGTCACAGGCAGGGCGGCACCTAGGGTCTCAGGACAGAGCGCAGAGGAGACGCAGCGCCTTCTTCAGGTTGCAGAGAGGGAGGGCATGAACCTCACCCCGGCGCAGCGATCACGGCAGCGCAGGCAGGCACAGGACGAGGCACGTATGTCGTCGCAGCCGTCTGGTCAGAAGCTGCACGATATATGGGAGGAGCAGCGTGCCCATCTGAACAAGATGGTCGCAGATCGCTTCGGGATCGATAACGTGGACAACTTCACCCCCGAGGTGCGGCGCCAGATAGACGAGGTCATCACCAAGGCTTACAAGGATGCCGAGAAGGGTTTGACGCGCACTGTGGGCGACGATAGGTTCCTGACCAACGTGGCGGAGCTGGCCGTGGACGCTGGCCTTACAAAGGCACAGAAGAAGCAGCTGGACGACTACGCCATGAGGGTGGCCGAGGGAATGGACGGCGACAAGCTGGTCAACCTACGCAAGAAGCTGGTGAAGCAGCGCAGCAACAACCAAGGCACGAACGGCGACTACTCCGACGCTCTGGACGGCCTTATTAACGAGATCGACGACCTCATCGAGAGGACCGCCCCCACCGGAGTGGCCGCTAGGTTCGCAGACGCTCGCGACATGGCTCGCGTTCGTATGGCGCTGGAGAAGGGCGCCGCAATAGGCAACGACGGGAACCTGAACGGCAGGAGCCTTAACACGGCTCTGGGCAACATCTTTCAGGGCGAGTACAAGCGCGGTCGCGGCCACAGTCGGCCCGAGACGCAGCGTGTGTTTGATGCAGCCAGCCTGTCTAACTTCCTTAGCGACGGCATACCCAACTCAGGAACCGCGACCAGAGAGTACAGGGGTATCACTGACCGCATCATCGACAAGCATTGGGGTGAGCCAGCAGTGGACTTCTATCTGAACAACCCGCGCCTGTACGGGCTGTTTGACCCAATGGGCGACCTTGGGCGAGCTGCGGCGGCACGAGGCGGCCGTGAGGCTGCTATCGACGCAGAGAATATCAAAGAAGACATACTGGATATCAAATAATGGCCGCAGCAAAACTAGCAACGAGCCTGTTCAACGCAGCCAAGCATTCTTTCGACGAGTTCGACCCACGGTACGACAAGCGGGTGGGCGAGCAGCAGAGGCTGCAGGATCTGATCGTCGAGAAGATTTACGGCCCCCAGATTAATGCCCCGACCATGAAGCTGTCGGACCTAGAGGGCCGCGACTTCATCACGACATACTCGGACCGCAGCGATGCCAATGGTGTGATACAGAGCATCAATGGTGTCGAGCTTGCCAGCGAGCAGCCGCTGTGGGGCGGTCAGGACTATATGTTCCTGAATCCCGGCAAGGTGTGGACCTCCGGCAGGACACCATCCGGCCTTATCCACAAGGCAGCTGCCGGCGATAACGTCATCTACCTACCGCACCGCATGGCGCCTACTGGTGGCGACTTTTCCAGCATGACCGGCGGCACGATGATCCGCTACGCGCAGTCCAACATGGACCGTGCGACGATGAAGCAGTTCGACTCGGTTATGCGTGAGATCAATCCAAAGTGGCCGGGACTATCCAGCGAGAATGCTGTGAATGCGTTTCAGGCCATGCCCGA